AATGTGGATAACTTGCAGATTGTGACACGGAAAACTGATTCGCCCCTCCCACATAGGTGGCAAATCCACTCAGATCCGCATTCACTAACCCAAAAGTTGTTTTGATCTGTGAATCTGTCAAGGCTGTAAAATCGCTAGGATTGCTTACAGGGATGGTACTGGTCAAAATTTGAGATGGAAAGATACGGGTCGGTCCAAATGGTTCCAAATACGGAGCACTAGCAAAGGTTGTATCCACCACATTGTTCGCTTTTTTGAATAAATACGTTGTCATTTCAGTTTGTGAAAAACCAACGGATGACACATCGGTTTGAAACACAGTGGATACGAAACTTCTTTGATCCATCGCCGGGTTCCCTTCTTATTCGTCCGGTTATGTTTTTCCTTGCAGAACATAGAATGCTATCGACCTCCCAAAAAGTTCTGTTGGGTCGAGGTACCATTGATTTTGCCGATCCTCAATCACCATGGACTCCCAATCTTACCACCCTTCCATCCACTGCATTATCCCTTGGATTTGCTGGAATATTACAAACATGTGAATTCAGTACTATTAATCTTACTAACTGTAGAACCTATAGTGATTATGAACCCAGTTCCATTCAAAGTTCTATTTCAAAAGCTTTTTTAATCAATTCTGCAGGAGGTATTACTTATGCAGAACCCGTCTTAGGAGTCGGTTCCACCCAAACCGTCTTCTTTCCTGTAAGTACCTTTGCTTCTAGTACCATTGGTGGAGCCAATATTCAAGATACACTTTTGAATACTCCTAGTCCAGATACAGTGACCACTGCCATTGCCAAACTCGATGGTTGGATTGCTGGAGCATTTTTAATGCAACCTCCTGCTGTTACCATTACCAGTACGCTATCTGCAAATATATATGGTGGGCTACAATGGACCTATCCTCGTCGATACCCTTTTTTAGATCAAGAAATTCCCTATGTAACAGGACTTGAGTTGATTATTGGAAATGGATCGAATCAAAGTTTTCATATGGTGATCACCAATTCCAATTATTTTCCCCGTTTGAACTATTCCAATGGAATTCTTACCAATCCCAACCATACTCCTGTGAATGAATTTCTTATCTATTCAGCCTCCTTTCCTGGGTCTGCCAATCTTTTCTACACCTCCACTCAAATGAGTACCAATGGATTTTATATCTCCAGTGCCACTGGAAATTTAACCATTCCTACATCAGGAAATGTATTTGCTATTACAAGCACCAATGGTGTCAGTACTCTTACTTCCATGAGTCTCTATCTTCCCAATTTGACAAATACCTATCCTAACGGGACTCCCATTCCTTTTCAAATCACGTTGCAAAATGCATCCTTAGGATCGTACAACCCTCTCACCAGTTCCATCTTAGAATTAAGTCAAGGAGCACCCAGTGCTCCTATCAATATGACTGCAACAGGAACTGCTACCACTGTCTCTGCCAACTTTACAATCACCCGTCCTGTTTACAGTGATAGTACAAACTTGGATACTTCGGCTGCCAACTTTAGTACCTATCGTACTCGGTATACGATTGCACAATTATCAAAATCTCACACATCCGGTGTAGGATTTCGATATGGAGTTGCAACAGTAAATACATTAACACAAACTCCCTACAGTCCGTATGTTGGAAATACCTATATTCAAAATAATGCTTATAGTACCACTCCTCAAACAATTACACTTAGTACAGATGGAACCAACCCCCTTTATCCTGCCTTGGTGTGGAGTACCTTTACACAAATGACGAATGTGTTTGCACAAGAAGGACCGCAATCTTCAACCGTCTTACTCTCCACCACCTTTCACACGGATACGGCTTCCTTGATCTCCGCATTAACCTTGAGTAATACTGCAACTACACTCACACGGTATGCACCCTCCAACACAGGAGTCAAATCTGTTAGTTATTCCTCAGGATGGACAATTGGTTCATCACCGACCTACGATGTCTTCTATCTTTCCAGTGCCACCCAACTTCCCTTCACCATTTCAACAGCACAATTTAATCATGCTAGTTTTCCAGGAGATCGTTCTACTATTTCGTACACGATCACACATTCGAATGCCGGTGCTGCTGCTGCTTCCACTCTTCAACTTTCTATTAGTTCCTTGAATAATGATTTTACGCTTACCACCTACAGTACGTTAAGTACCTATGCATCTCTTTCCACCATTGTAACGGATGTCTTTTCAGGAGTGACGGGTAGCAATTTATTTTATTATCGAGCCAATCATCGTGGAACGCAACTTCCTGTTGCAAATACAACTACTTCCCCCAATGCCCTATATCTGGTCCAAAGCAATCGTCAGATTCCATCCTATAGTGGAACCATCACATCCACCTTACAAAGTTCGATTACCTATCAATTTCATTGTCAACCCTATTTGAATGTGCCAGCTGCACCGGCACTACGCTATAGCAATGTCTGTTCCACGGCAATACAAGTGAGCGGCTTGTATACACCTGATTGCAATGCAACCTTCTTTTACGATTTTACAACCTCCAACATTGGATCCGTCTTTGTGGGGTCTAATTTTGGGCAAGGGACTATCACTGTGGGAGGAACTGCAGCAGGTGCAACCACCACCTACACCACCAATATATTGATTTACAACGATGCTACTAATACGCAACTTACTACTCTTCCCTTTCTGTCCTCTACCTTGTTACGGTTTTCCACTGTTTCAGCGGTCATTAATGCCACTCAATACACGGTACCTGGATCCTCTCGTTCCCTTGGTATTTCCACCTTGGCAGTCGGCTATAATCCCAATGGAGCTACCACTGCCGCTTCCACCCTTGTCATTCAAACAGGTGGATCCAATGCCTATGTGGATACCTACAGTGCTGCCGGTGCCCGCAATTTTAGCAATGTGAGTACCTATACAAATGGATTTCGTATTACCACCAATCTTCCTGCCGCAGGGTCTGTTCTTAGTAACATTAATGATGGGGTAGATGGATCTGGAAATTATGGGGGAGGATTATCCACTCTTTACACTCCTTTTATTAGTATGAGTACCAATTCCATTGGTTTATTGAGTAGTGTTCTTTATTATCAACATAGTTCCACTCTTTCAACCGTGTATACCAATTATTACACCCGTGAACTCTTACTCGCTAGCAACACCTACATCCATCCTTCTGGATACAATTATTCAGGATATAATGCAGGATTATTAGGTATTTCAGGATTTAGCTATCCCAGTTTTAGTACCGATCTCAGCTGGGATTCCAATAATGGATACCGCTATGCCACCTTTGCCTATCAAAGCAATTTTTCAAATAGTCAACAACAGTTTTTATATGTGACAATCAATGCACCCTCCGCACTTGGTGGAATTACTACCACACGATCCAGCAATAATTATTGGCCAAATTCCATTGTTGCCGGTCCTAACCTTCAATATATGAAAGTACGGATGCATGCTCAATTATATTACTCTTTCACAAGTGGAACTGATCAATCCAATATAACCCAATGGGTCAATGGATTCAAACCCGTTCCTGCCCTTGGATATGACGACAGCATCTTTGATATGGGGGGTGGTGTTTCTGTTAGCACTCTTGGAAGTGGATCCGTACAATACAAGATGCAATTTGGATCTCGTTTCTATAACAATGTCATTGCAGTCGTTCGTGTGGGAATTGCCAAGGATGCTGCTGTTGGAGTTGCCAGTACCATCACCTTTCAATCGGTCAATATTGGATTTAGTAATGTATAAAATTGATATATTTATATGGTCTGATATGGTATGTAACTACCATGTCAGAACCACACGTAATTTTACAAGATGATATTACGAAAATGTACTGGGCAGATATCCGTGCAAAACCGGATTATGATCCTGCAAAAGACGAAGAGTATAGTAAAAAAATTCCAACCTCCCTTGATGTATGTCTCTGTCGTAATTATATTCGTAAATACCTCCCAACAATGAAACATGGAACCTTCTTGCAATTAGGAGCCACCAAAAATCATCGATATGTATATCGATGGGATAGTCTATGGAATGATATTACTCGTATAAAGATGTTTGCAACCTCCCATGATATTCTGCAAGAAGATATAAATACTCTATTTTGGACAGATGTCCGTGCAAAACCCGATTATGATCCTGCAAAGGATGAGGAGTATAGTGAATTATTTCCATCCATTAGCGATTTAGAACTCTGTACGACATATATTCGTAAATATCGTCCCAAAGTATGTCACGGAGACATCTTACAAATAGGAGGACCTGGATACAGAAATGATCATTTAGCCTTCTGGAGTAATACAAAGGGTGCTATTTCACCTGATTTTGAATCTGGAACAGATTATGGAACCATTCCCTCTGACTTTCGAGTCGGCAATGGATCCGATGAATTTCATCCTCTTCATTGGACAGATATTGGTTCCTTCTATTATTATGATGGAATGATTTGGCTTAGCGAAGATCTTATCTCTGAAATACATACCAAACTTATTAAAAATGCAGAAGGAATCTATACATGTGATATGGTGATCCGTGGAACAACCTTCCAAATTCAATCCAAGATTCCAGATCCTACCAAGTTTAAGCTGGAGTCCGATACTGACATTATTGAATATGAGTTTCATTGGTCCAAATAAAAAATTGATACATTATTTTTATAATGTTTATGCTGTATATCAGAATGGCAAAATCCTATTACATCTACCAACATAATTTAGATATAATGAGTTCACTTGATGTAGACGAAGAACGTGATAAAGGAAATTTTGATTTATTTCATCGCTATCTTCGAACCTATCGTCCCACTATATGCCACGGAGATATTGTTCTACTTGGTATAAATAGTGGTCGAAATGGAAATCTCTATTTCTGGCACAAAACCAAAGGATTACTAGCTGCTGATCGTGACCGATGTGAGATTGGAACTGTACCGCAAGACTTTCTTGTAGGAAATGGTAAAGATGAATTTGCTCCTGGACACTGGATGGATGCGATTGAATTCTATGATGGAACCATTTGGCTATCCGAATCCTTACAATGGGATATACTTACAAATTTAAAACAGATTGGAGAAGATCTCTATAGAAGTTCTGTAAATGTACATGGACAAACTATTGTTGTAGAAAGTGATACAGTTGATCCAGAATATTTTACTGTCGAATCTGCACATTTTATACGGGCTACATAGGGATGAATACCATTGTGATTGGAGCCGGTCTTGCCGGTCTGACGGTTGCAGAAGCCTTGGCATCCAAGGGTGATACAGTTTTTTTACTTGAAAAATATGGTGTGCTTGGCGGACGTGTTGCCACCATGCATCGTAAAGCAGAAGGAAAGGTGCCTGCCTTGCAATATGAAATTGGGGCAGGTCGTGTGTTTTGGAATCACGCACGCGTGTTTAAATTAATTCGTGAAATGGGATTGCATGTGTATTCTATTTCCATGGCAAATACAACATGGCGAGGTCGCTCCACAGGATACACTTCCGAACCCAATGATTTTTCAGACATGTTTGCGCCTCTTGCAGAACTTCTTACATCCCTTCCTCCTACTCTTCTGGCAACAACTACCATTGAGAAATTATTAGAAAAAGTGGCTCCTCCTGAATTGCAACGATCCTTGACCATCAAATATCCGTATTGGTCTGAGATTAAAGTCATGCGTGCAGATCTAGCGCTTGAATCTTTTGTAAAGGATGCAACTATGGCGGTCACAGATGAGTTTTCGTTTTTAGGAGTGGTAGAAGGGCTGGATGCGATTACCGACGGCTTAGCCGAACGAGCCAAGAAAGCTGGTGTAACCATTCTGACCGATCATACTGTCTCGGATGTGAAAGGATATACGGTAGTGGGAACCAAGGGAAAAAAAGAAGAAGAAGTTCCCTTTTCTATGACAGCAGACCGAGTGGTGATTGCCACCTGTCGATGCACCGCCGGTTCCTTTCCCTCCTTAAAATCATTGCCGCTCTTCCAACATTTGGATACAGAAGCTCTTATTCGCATCTACGCTGTGTATCCCAAAGTAGACGGCAAAGTCTGGTTTAGCAACATGGGAAAGGTAGTGACCGATTCTCCTCTTCGCTACGTTATTCCGATTAATGAAGAAAAAGGGTTGATTATGATTTCTTATACGGATGGTGAAGATTGTGAAGAGTGGAGAGGGTTGACAGAAAAACAGTTAGAACGCAAGATTGCAAAAGAAGTCCATGCTGTGTTTGGAAAGGTTCCTGATCCTATCTACCTGAAAGCACATGATTGGGGAAAAGGGTGCACCTATTGGAAACCTGGAACTTACGATCCTGTAAAAATGGCAGACCATGCCTTGCAACCATTTCCCAAATATCCTCATCTTCACCTCTGCGGCGAATCCTATTCCATGCATCAAACTTGGATGGAAGGAGCCTTGGAAAGTGCTGAAGCCTTGTTGAAAAAGCTGTTGCATAAATAGGGATATAATTAAGAATTATACAGTTGAAAATTTATAATTTTCAATTGTATAATTAAGGATGGAGGGATCCTTAATTATACAGTTGAAAATTTATAATTTTCAATTGTATAATTAAGGATGGAACAAATAAAAACCCTTCCGATCATCGATACATCAGAACCAATGCTGGGATGCAATATGCATAACACCATGGATATCATCTATGATAAATATGCAAAATCAATTAACATAAAGAAGTTTCTACCAGTCCTTCCTACAACTGTGGAGGGGATCCCCATTGGATTTGAGTATAATTTGGGGCTTGATATGTATGATTCTTATAAATTTGTAAAATGTAAGGTATTGGATCTGGTTATAATCTGTATCATTATGAAAAAGGAAAAAAATATTAAAAAAATAAATAGAAAATTTATAAAATATCATATTCGATGTATTGGTACAAATAATACTGTGAATATCTTTGATGATCCCTTTGGATTTGAAATCACCTCTAGATCCAATCAAATTGATGACCGTGGAATTGGTAAATCAACCCTTCCTGGATTGGAACAAGGAACCATTGTCACTAAAACCAGCAATGCCTTAATGGAATATTTCCAACCAGATTCCTTTAGTCGTGTTGATGCAGCAGAAATTACCTGTAAAAATGGAACTAAGTTTTATTTGTCCTGGTTCCGTCTTCTTACAAAACCAACAGATACTGGTGATCTTAGTTGGTATAATAGTTTTGGATTGAAACGCGTTTCCCCCTATGTGAGTAATAAACAAAAACTAGCAGATACCATTGATCGAATTAAACATATTACTGCAAAAGAATTAGAAGACTATTATGAAAAAGTAAGTGATTTATTCTCTACTGAAAAATATAAATCGGTTCATCTCGGAACCTATATACCAGAAGGATACTTTATATATGTAGATGCAGATCTTATCTATAAGAATTATATGTTTGGATTCTCTCATCCTCGAGATATCTATAAAAGAAGTCTAGAAATTGTAAAAAAACTATCATCTTCTACAACTTTTACCGAGATTCTTCAAGATGCATCCTGTGAAGATCGTGCAAGTTTGATCAATACACTTCCCATTCGTGGAAGTGTATTTGCAGGATTTAAAGATACAGAGTTGAAGAAAGAAGCAATCTTTCCTCATTTGAAAGATATTATGACACTTGGTAAATATATGATTTGGAATGAACGAATCTACAGTTTTAAAAATAAGAAACGATCTACCTGTAAATCCAAAACGCAAAAAAAGAAACGCACATAAACCTACCTTACTCTAATTCTTCAGTGTATTACAATGGAGAATCAGTTATATAATATCTTACCCTCCTTACTCCTGATGATGAGTCGTCCAGGAAATGAGACATCTTGGATCACCCTTCTTGTAGTATTTATTCCTCTTCTCATTCCTTATTTCTCCAAACAATCATGGAGCTGTCCTAGAATCCGTTCTTCCAACTTAGAATATATTGCGCGTATCAAAACAGAAGAATGGAGTGAATTTCCCACAGCTGTGGTAAGTTGTTTTTCCAATGTAATATGGGATTGGATTCATTTAAACAAGATTATTAATCTTCCTATGTTGCGCGAAGACGTCCAACATCAACGAAATTATTATTCTAATGATGAAATAAAACACAAGATTCCATTCTTTATTGATCATGAGTCTCAGTTCTTTTGGCATGTGGATCGCCCTCACATACAATATTGTATGTGGATGAATCGCGATGTCGATAAAGATGGGTATGAACACCCCTCTATTCAATTAAAGATTCAAATGATTGGTACCGATCCCAATTTGTTAGTGAAACATATTGACTGGATCAAAGAAGAATCAGAACGCATTTGCAAACTGAAAGATCTGAAACAACAAGTCTTGGTCTCCATGGAAGCGCAAGGATCCTCTAGACTACGGGACGATGATGAATCCTCCACTCAAATGATTCCCTTTATGATTCATGAATTCTTTACCACCTCCTCCTTTACGAACTTTTTTAGTGAAGAAGCCGCCACTGTAAAAAAAGAGCTTGATCAGTTTTTAACTGGAAAGAAAGATTATGAACGCATTGGACGTCCTTGGAATTACAGTTTATTAAATACCGGTGCACCAGGAGTCGGCAAAACTAAACTGGTGAAAGCCATTGCTGAATATACAGGACGGACCTTGATTGTCTTACACCTCCAACATATTACGAGTCCCTTATTATTGCATCAAGTCTTTCATTCCTCCTTGTTAAGTGGTATTGATATTCCGCATGAGAAACGATTGTATTATATTCCTGAAGTGGATACCCAATTGTTGGAGATTGTGAAGAAACGAGAAGTAAAACCGACCTTAGCGGTCAAGGAGGGAGAGGAAAAAAAGGAAAAGGAAGTAGAAAAGAAACCCTCCGTTACACTTGGTGATATTTTGAATGTATTAGATGGAGTTCCTGAACGAAAAGGACATATTTTGATCCTAGATACCAACCGCTTAGACGAGTTGGATCCTGCCTTAATCCGTCCAGGACGCATTGATCGTGTGATTGAATGGAAAAAGCTGAGCTCTGCCTCTGCAAGAAAGATGATGGAACATTATTACAACCAACATGTTCCTGCTGTCCATTGTTTATCCGATCAGAAGTGGAGCGCCGCAGAATTACAATCCATTCTTCATCGATCAAAGACGATGAAGGAAGCATTGTGGAATTTAGTGAAGGAGGATGATTAACTGATAGTTCCAGTCGCCAATTCATCTGCCCGCGCATTTCCCAAACTGATCGGGTCTGTTTTTCCTGTATGACTATTCACATGGTGAAATTCAATGGTATAGGGATGAGCTTCACGTTTCCATGTTTGTACTGCCATGAACAAGGGTTCAATAATATCTTGATGCAAGACATCATCTCCATCTCGCTTTTTCCATCCTTTTTTCGACCATGCCAATGCCCATTTCAAAATACAATCCAAGCTGTATTGAGAATCAGTATAGATATGCACTACGGTAAATTTTATATCTGATTTATGAAGAATTCCTGGTACTTGGGTGGTAGCAATCTCCCATGCCTTACTTAATCCCCGTAGCTCGGCGCGTTGATTTGTTTGCGATTCCGATGGATTTAATGGAGCCGCTGTATTAGCAAGTTCACGATAGGTTGCTCCCAGGATCAATCCCATGGTGACTCCATATCCTGCTTTGGCTCCTTTTCGTCCATTGGAACTACAGGCTCCATCGGAGAACAAGACAACTTGTGGGGGGGTACTTACAGTGGGAGCTATGGAGCGAGGAGGAGACGGGGGAGGACTAATGGAGGCAGGAGGAGAGGGACGTTTGGGAGGAAGGGTGGCAGGGGCAGCTAATGACGGCGGTCTGGCAGGAGTAGTCTGAAAGTATCCCATAATGGTGGTGGGTTTGGGGGTGAAGACCGGTCGCACCCCGCAGCTAATTCCTAATTGTGCCTCTTGAACAAGGCGTTGCACCGAAGGATCCTGGATGGCGGCAATACCGCGTTCTTTCGAATGTTCCACCTCGCTTCGAATCCATTTGGCTGCCAGTTGACACGCCAGATTCGGTTCACGTGCTCCATATGCTTCTAACAAGGTAACGATCTCCATATTACTATACTATAGGTGTATTTCTTTGGACCATAAATCATTTTTAAAAATGAATATACAATAGAAGATAGAACCACGAAAATATCTTGGTCCTATGTAAGATGGCAAATATACCTTCACAACCTCCCTACCTTGATAGTGGCAATATTCGTCCTGATTCAAAGGATGAAACCTTGGAATTTTATTGGGGATATCCTCTAGCTGTTGGTATTGGATTTCCTCCTCCTGTGGATAGTTTTACAATTAGTACATATTCAACCTTTGGAGGAACTGCTCCTATATCCTACACTCTTGATCCTTCTACTTTTTATTTAAAAATAAGTAGTTTAACAAATAATACACAATATGCCTTTCTGATGACTGCCTCAAATGAATATGGGATCAGTGATCCCGCCTATTTTCGAACAGTCCAACCAGGACTCATTCCCAATCCCGTCAGTGATCCCACTGCTACAGTGATTAGCACTTCTGCAGTACAGATTGAATGGACAGGTCCGACTCCCGATTCTAACATTCCTTCAACGGGTTGGTTTGTAGTGCAATCCATCAGTTCCTCTCCTGGTGATCCTGAAATACAAGTCAATACCTATGGATTTGAAAGTACCGTGGTGGTTAGTTCTTTGAATACCGCCTCTATGTATAGCTTCAATGTCTATGCCGTCAATGATCCTGGCTATAGTCTTGCTGTAAGTACCATTGCGGTCAGTCCTGTTATTTGAGGAGGGGAGGTTCAGTACCTGCTTCGTTAACTGCTAAATGTGTCATCAGATCTATAAGATCCGTAACAGTTTCTTCTTGTTTACAACGCTCTATTTCTTCTTCAATTGTTTTGGATGGAGCAGGTATGCATTGAATCGCATGATACAAGTAGGCTGTGGAGGAGGGAAAGACGCGATCACACTCCTTACAAGGAGTCTCCTCCTTGTAGGCTGGAATCCAATCTGCATGAGATCGTGCGTAATGAATTAAACAATTTCCCTTTGTTGTCGTGGTATGACTACAACGACAACAATGGTAGATCGGTTCCTTATACGAAGCCGGTCTTGTTTCAACATGCTTTGTTAAATGCTTCTCATACAAACTTTTTTGTACAAATCCTTTCTTGCAAACAGTACAATTGTACGGTTTTTCTTCTAAATGTTTGGTGGCAATATGATAATGCATGGTGGAGGCATAGGTTGTAATCTTCTTACATAGCTTGCAGCTATATGTATCCCCTTCTTTGGTATAATGTTTGGTAATTTCCGTCATGATTTAAGATATTAAATTGTAATATATTTATTTATCAATTTTTAACAGAGGATGTATAAGGAACATATATTTGCACTAGCATGTGGAATTATTGCAGGAGTTCTTCCAAATAATAAATCAAATATACATTCTCTTTTATTAGGAATTATATTTGCGATCTTGTTTACAAAACTAGTGTTTGGTGACTATGATCGTGGATATCAATTTACTTCTTCCGATCTTCTCTTTGCACTTGTGGTGGGAGGAGAAGGAGCCATAGGTGCATGGATCTCCAAGACACTCATTTAAACTCCACCACCAGATGGATATAAAATGAAGATTGCAGTGGTTACCTTTGTTGTGGGACCAGACTACAAACGATGGATGGAACCCGGTCTTCAGTCCAAACGGGAGTGGTGTGCTCGACATGGATACGACTTTCATTGTGGAGGAGAGGCAGTTTGGGATCGCTCTCGTCCGATTCCCTGGTCGAAACTTCTCTATCTTCAATCCTTTTTAAACAATTATGATTATTTATTTGTGTCTGATGCGGATGTATTGATTACCAATCCAGCATTGAAGATTGAAGATGTGATTCTTCCTCAGTTGGGTGAGAAGGATTTACTCTGGACCATGGATGAATGTGAGCATTTGAACAGTGGAAATATGCTTCTCCGGTGTGCATCCCGTGACTGGATCCGCTCCTATTTGGATCTTGTTTGGAAACAAGAGGATCTTATTCATCATATTTGGTGGGAAAATGCGGCTATGATCAAGGTACTAGAAATACGTCCAGACCATGCTGCCCATGTAGCAACCTGCAACAAATCGTGGTTGTTCAACGCCTACCTCTTTGGTCCGACAGGAAAAACAGTGGATCCACCCCGGCGCTTATGGAAAGAAGGGGATCTGTTAATCCACTTTGCAGGAGTCTATCATGGAAGCATGATTCATACAATGATGAACTATGTGCGCGATGCACCCACCATTGATCGCGGTTATTTAGAAACTTTACGAAAGGGAGAATAAAATGTTTGGAAGGAATAGAAATGGCAAGATCTACTCGTAAGAATGCGCTCGGACGTAATCACGGTCCCAATGGAAAGTTTCTTTCTAAGACGCAACGTGCCTCTCGTGCAAGCGTTAATGCAGATGCTGTAACGGTCGGCTCCAAGAGACAAGTCTTTAACGGTAGTGCTAAGCACACGCCTGGCGGTCTTATCAAGTCTGATCTGGTATTAAATAAGCATGGTCGTATTGTAAGCCGCAAGCAGCAGGCAGCTGGCAAGAAGGCACTCAAACACCTTGTCAATGCCGGCTTTAAGGCAAAGAAGGGTGAATTCAAGCTCTTTCATTAACTAATAATAACATTGATCAAGGACTTTACTTCCTTACTCCACTCATACTCTAAAATTGTTTTACGTGCGGCTGCACCATGCTTCACACGTAATTCGGAATCCATCACATACTCTTCCATCGCATGACACACCTCTTTCGGATCCACCAACTCAGCAATTCCTCCAATCCCTCCCATTGCCATTGGCAAATATGTTCGAAAGACTGGTTTTATTACCTTGGAATTAATATTATGTTTACAAAAATCCTTGAAGCCTCCTACATAAGGTACTATCTGTGGTATTCCTACTCCCATGGCTTCAAACTGACATAAGCCGAATCCTTCTCCATCGGCACAGCTAATTCCCACATCACTCATAGAATACATATCATTAATCATTTCATCTGTAAAACTCATCGCTTGTTTCACCAACAGAAGTTTATTGATATGCGCTTGAGGTGGCACCTTTAGTAACGCTAATTCTCGTACAAAGATTTCTAAAAGAGTGTAGCCACCATGTTCACCATTATCACACACACACATCAATAAAATCGGTTGCGTTGGAAACCGTGCCACCAATTGTGCAAACGCCATGATTAGTAAATCATAGTGTTTTCGCGGGGTATTTCGATTTACATTCAAAAATAAAATAGCATCCTTGGGAATCTTGTGTTTCATGCGAAGTTCGGTTCGATCTTTTGGAATAAATTGGGTGGGATCAAATCCATGTCGTAATACATGAATTGGTTTTGTAATTCCTTGGGCTTGCAAGACTGATTTCCAATACTCTGTAAAGGCAAAATAAGCATGTGTATCCTTATCAATGCGTCCTAACAGTTGTGGTCGTTGTACATCATACACTTGATCAAAATAAGTCAATAGTTTGTATTTGGATCGTTCTTCTATTGTTAAATTCTTTTCAAGACTGTCTAAGAATTGGCACATCACCATGGCATCATTGTAAATAAGAACATAATCGGGTTGAATGCGTTTTATCTCATTCGGAAGAAGGCTAAATCCAAATCCTCCTTCCGCTTTTCCATTCTTTTTTTCCTCTTCCACAACATCATAGACCTGAATATTGGAAGGATAGGCTCGCCAATCGGGACTGGACGCCATGGCTTTTTGAAATCCAAAATGGTATAATTGAATGCGGGAGTCTTTCGCAATTTCTTTCACTAGATGATAACTTACCTTGCTATAACCGGTACACTGGTGAGCATGGGTACTCACTAAGAGAAACTTCTTTGGAGCTACAGTGGGAGCGCCTCCTACAGCGCTTAATAAAGCATCGAGATTGTTGTAAAACGGAAGTGCCATTTTACAAGACTTGTATAAAAGAACTTATTGAATTTACCGAAGGTCTAAACTTTTAATCCGTAACTGGAACAGCTCTATGGCTACTACACGTGCTTCTAATAAGTTTAAGAAAGGAAGGCATATAAACCATGTACGACCTTATAAATATAGGGAACGTATGAATACAGTTGTAAACGCAATTAAAATGGCAAAGACAGTGGAAGGAAAAACAGGAAAGGTGACAATTCCATTAGCGTTACGCCAACAAGTCTGGTTAACCTATATTGGTCGATCGTTTGAAACCAAGTGTTTGGTCCGATGGTGTACCAATCGCATCACAGCCTTTGAATTTGATGTCGGTCATAATATACCTGAAAGCAAAGGAGGGACCTTGGATATGTCAAATTTGCGTCCAATATGCCACAAATGTAATATATCGATGAGTAATACGTACACGATTGATGAATGGAATCAGTTAAGCAAGCCGGTAGCTTGCTGTGGCTGGTGGTGCTGCTAAGCACCACCAGGCATGGCAAGCTTCAAAATAATATTGCTGCTGCTAGCTATTATTAAGTGGATAAAACCTTAGAAAGAGTCATTTGTAATGACTGTTTCTTTTCCTTCCACCATGTTTGTAAATCTTGACGATGTTGTTCCATTACTGCAGCATTCTTAGAAAGTTGTTCCAACAGTTTAGGAGCTTGTGTCCAGGAAGGAATGGCTAAGATGGGTGATTTTCCTAACACAGTGGTATATTCATCCCCACTAGATCCTTCAGAGGGAACATAGAGGGGAATGCATCCTGCTTCTAGCGCCTCGTACAGTCTGAACGATTCTAACGACCAAAATCCTTTGAATGCAGGAATAAATTTACTTCTGAGAAGTTGATCTGTATATGCACTTCCTTTCAAAGGAGATGGATCTCCAAAGGTTGATTTTGTTTGTTTTTCAAAAGGAGTAAGTGCTTCCATTGTGGACAATGCCTCTATACGTCCTGGACGATCAATACTTCCTGCAAAACTCCACATCAAGCTTCGTTCAGTGAAAGTAGGGGTTGATGAGGAAGCCTTTGTACCATATCCCAGTGGAAGAACAGTTACCTTTGATAGATCGATGCAGTCTTTGCGATAATAATTACGAATCACATGTTTCACAGAGGGATGATTATACAATAGAATGGGATCCTGTCCATTTTCATCACTGATATGCAATAGAATTATGGAGTTCGGTTCTTGTAGATCCAAAATCTCCTTGTATTTTCCTTGTTGAAAGGTGGGGGGTGTTCGCTGCATCAACAGGATAGAATTCTTGGGAAGAATGGCTTGAATGGGTTTGACGGAAAGAATGGATTGAAACATATCTTCCAACCATTGTTTTTCACAGTCTAATCCTGTTCCAGGAATTATATAGACGGATAGTCCTAGTGCAGGTTCAACTGCAGATAGGACGGTAGATGTAATAACAGGTGTAGCAGCTTTTCCATCAGCTCCGCTGACGGGAAGACTGCTACTGCCGTCCCCCGCTTCGTGGGCGGCTGCAGCAATCATTGGTTGCAGAAAGGCAGCTAAATGTGTTACAATCTCCTCAGAAGAAAAGCAATCACGATATGGCATCAACTCGGATTCCGTAAAGCATTCTTTGTTATTCCAAATATCACTGTCAAAGGTATCCTGACGTTGTAAATCATTGAAATGAGACTGCTGATAGACAGGATCCGAATCTTGAAAACAATGTGTTAATAAGGGTGTTGCAATATATTTCTTTAATCCAATGGAAGGATGTCCCAATAAGTGATCGCTTACCGTAAAAGATTTCATATCGGATTGTGTTAAATAGGTCATCAATTTCTTGGCACCACTCTTTCGAAGGATATAACTGTAGGCACAGAAATGAAAGAGAGACACAGGAGTTTGGCTAAACAATGTATTCGGTTTAATAGTTGCCCAATGTGCATTCACTGGTTCGAGTACAGATGGAAGTGCTGGTTTATTGGGTGGAAGGATTCCTCCCAAATACAATAAATCAGCATCTGCTGGAATATCCTTGGCATAGGACTTCCATGTTTCCATCCAATTCGGTGCAAACCGTGCATCATCCTCCAACACAAGAAAATAATCTCCTTCTTCCTTTGTAATCTGTGACCATACCGAAATATGACTTAAATTACATCCAATAATAGACTTTTTCCATTGAAATTGATTCATATGAAAGAGATTATAAATCATGGAATTCATGGTAAGAGTTTTTCCATTCACTGCAGATATACGCGTTGCATACGATTGCAAGGATGGTTCCGCATCCATCAGACTCTTCCATCGATCTTGTCGCGTATCCAAATTAATTACAAAGGTCTTCGCAATCTTAGCTGGAGAAGACTGGTTGCAAAGAGATAAAATACGTTCACTCATTGTCTTCATAATTTGCAAGGCGTTCTGGTACGAAGCTTCATTTAAAATAGGAGTGGTAGCAATCTGATGGCAGTGAACAGGATCCTGTTCTAATTGTTTTAAGACTTCCAACACATCCTCTGGTCGTGTTATGTGGGAGACATTTACAATGGAATTGGGTGCAAAATCTGTGTCTGTATCTTTATCCCCCCAATACAAGGGAATGCATCCTGCCATTTTGGAGTGTAAGACCTTTTCCGTAATATATCCAGGTGCTTGTGAATTCTCAAAACTAATCGTAAACTTGTGCTGCTTGAAAAACTGGTGCTTAGAAAGATCCCCACATCCTCCTCCTGGATATAAAAGTGCTAACTGCCCACCAATATTATTATACAAGGCTCCTCCTGAATTTACTCGTTTATAATTGTTAATCACTTGAAAGGTGTCATTTCGAAGTTTACAGACTGGATTACTCACCACAAATCCACAAAACTGAGATCGTTCTTGAAGGGGTGGAACTGTTTTTGCAAAATGAACTGGTAGACGAATGGGGTTATCCGTTGATTGCTCTGGCAAGGTGGTGGATTCAGAATACCAGTCAATAAAGGTCATCCAGGTGGGAAGGCGCATATGTGTTGCATCTTCTATTTTGGAAGGGGTTAAATACAAGGAAATGCGTGGATCACTAGGAACATTCCAGTTTTCAGCGGTAAAAAATACCTTGGGAAGGGAGTCAGGAAGACTCTTCCATGTATCACTGTATGGTCCAATAATAACCACAGAAGGAGGAGATACGCAGTCGATATAGTTCTTTCCTTGAAGAGGTGTGGATGTATGCTCTCGTAACGAATCCATAATAAAATTTGTATTATAATTAAATCCAGGCCACATATCCGTAAATGCAATCGTGGATATTTTTACATCATGGGATGAACTTGTTAAAGGAGTATTTATACAATACAATGATTGTTCGCATAATAGCGCTTCCAACGTGGTATGAAATCCCTTCTGTTGAATGGATGTAATAAGAGAACGAGCTCCCTTCTGTGTCAACAAATAGGCAGAGGGAATAATTGTTCCCCCTGTTCGTTTCCGAAAATATGAATTTACAGAATCGGTCATACAAAGAAGTGTGGATCCCAGATGAACAATCTCTGCCTCTGCTGGAAGAGATGCCGCCGCCTGGTTCCACCTAGATTCCCAATCAGAACAAAGTTGCACCGTATCTTCTAGGATAAGATATGGCTGTCCATACAAATCATTTGCACATCGTTCCCATAATCCAAGATGAGACATAGCACTTGCGATCGCTGCCTTATTCCATTGAAAATTATTGTCTCGAAACAATCGTGCTAAGGATGAGGTCAAAGAAAGTGTTGATGAATCTGTCCCTCTCCATTTATACACATGTTTATACAAGGTTGAATGATATTGTTTGAACTTAGCAAGTTGTTCTATATCTTTATCTGCATTAATTACAAAGACTTCTCCAATTCCATTGGTAACAGGAACAAATGACTTGAACTGTCCGCGATGGACATATAATGGAGTTCCCCATGCTTGTGCTCGTCGTAAGGAATGATCGCAATAAAAGTCTCGAAGAGGCAGTCGTGGTGCTTTGCAACGAGAGGATAGAATCGAAAGAATGGATTGGTCGTGGCGATGTCCAAGGCAAGGTCCTCCATACGGTTTCCACTTGTGTCCAATAATTGTAGTTGATTGTGTTTTAGCAATCTGTAACGCCGCTTCAAAGAGTTTTGTTTGATAGTGACTTCCTACCTTATATCCACAAGTTCCTGCCCAGAGTTGATTCTCTTTTAATTCGCTTGGAGTTGTGGACATAGACTTACAAAAATCAGGGTGGCACCATCGTTCATTTATTTGTTCATCATCATCCAATAAGAATATATCTTGTTCCTCAATTTGATTCCAAATAGCAGAAAGACTAGATATAACATAGACACCTGCATCAAAATAGAGCAAATGAGTACCTGATTCCAGTTTTTTACCAGCATCCTGAAGGACCCATAATTTCCATGCAAAATGTTGAGGATTCCAAAAGTCATTCCAAGGTTCAGATTCCGTTGGCAAGAGACGAACCTCTACATCGGTGAATGAGGCAGTCGACTCTTTTGATACATCCGACCATATATATAAGATCTTTGGAACATCTTTTATAGAATCGAGTAACATTTTTGCAGAATCCATATATTTGGCATTAGCAGCTGTGACAACACACCTTTTTTGAGGAAGAGGTTTGATTGTTAAACTAGGAGGAATGGCACTGGGAGTAGAAGCAGGAGCGGGAGTAGAATCAGGAGCGGAAGCGGGAGCAGGAGCGGGAGCGGGAGCGGAAGCAAAGGTAGCCCAGTCCTCTTCTTTCACAGTTATATCACGACGAAGTCCAATGGCACAAATAGCTTTTACCAAAATTCCTATTGTGGCAGTACACTCTTTGTATTTCTTATCAGAAAGAGCGGGTATTGCCTGCATCGCCTTACAACGTACTTCATCCATATCCAATTCTTTTACTTGTTTTATTAAATCTTCTCCATTTCCACATTTTCCTGCATGAAAGAATCCTTCTTCTTCAAAATCATTGGTTACTAATGGATCCCCCCAATAAATGGGAATGGCTCCCGCTACCTTGGCATGAAATAACTTTTCAGTACAATATCCTGGACTTGAAGCATTTTCAAAGGCAAGAACAAATTTGGAGTTCTTGTAATATATTACCTCGGTATGCTCCTCTATAGGACCATTCACTCGATTACAAAATAATGATCCTCCTGCTTCCACTGGTTTATACTGATTAATAATTTGAAAGGCAGCATTTCGTAAGGGATTTCCAGGATCTGTTTCTACAAAGGAACAGAAACGATCCCACTTGGAAGGGGTTGCTGTCAAACATTTATCTAATTGTACCTTGGAAGGATCTGTTCGAAACCAGTCAATCTGTAACATCCAACTTGGAACACGAATATAGGGAGTTCCTCCTTGTTTGGGATACATAAATCCAATATTTAATAAAGTATTATAATCATTTCTGGCAGGAATATTTTCTCCTGTGTAGAAGATCTTTGGAATTGATTTCCAAGCCTCTGTTTGATGTTCTGTTCCAGATGCTCCATATACAATCAAATTTGGATTTGTCTTTGTTATTTCCACTGTAAAATTGTGATGTGCTCCTGCCCAAATCAAGAGATCGTAGAAAAATTTAGATTCTGCCATATCCACAAAAGCAATTCTCAAGGTGGAGGTCGGCATGGAAAGAGCTCGTACCACTGGAACCGCAGTTTCAACTTGTTTTATGGCAGCCTGTAATGCTTCCTGTATGGAAGGGGTAGTCGGTCCAAATCGTCCTTGCAACGCCTTCTTTCGAATTGTAGCTGCATTCGGATGAAAAAATCCTTTTTCAGATTCTGCATCTGTTTTCAATCGAATCCAGGCTTCTTGAGCATCTTGAATCTGATTTAATTCGTAGTAATAACTTCCTCCCATAGCACGTGCTACTTGACAATTATGAATCATGGGAATGCCAAGATATAAGGCATCTAATAAGGTTGCCTTCAATGGTCTCCATCGTTGATGTGCAATTAAAACAGACTTATCTCGTCGAAGATCTGGTAGTCGTAATCGTCCCACAAAGGATCCACTAATATCCGTTCCTAGATTACAATTCTTAATAATATTTGATTTTAGAAAATCACTTTGAGCAATTCCATCTCCATTATGGACTGTCCATCGCACATTATCTCCTTGTCCACGAATGGCGCTCACAATATTAATTGGAATAACAGCACTACTCGAATTACTCATATTACTTTCTGTAATACGAAGACACCATGCAAGAGTGGAAGGTGCTCCAGACGGAAGTTTGCATTCGATCTCCTTTGCCGATTCACTCCAAGGAGGAAGATTGCTTTCTTTTTCATAAATATCCAAGGGTTGTGAATCCCATACAAAGGGAAGCTTGGATACCTTCACACCAGATAAAAATTCTAAATAGCGGATATCATCGGCTTGATAATGATCCCAGGTCCAGATTCCATGAAGATTAGTGAATTCACGTTTTGCAGGATTAAATTGATACACGGAGGATTCTAAATCATGAAACAGCGGAGGATAGTGTGCAAATAAGATGGTTTTCTTAGCAACCTTTGGACGGTCTTGAGCACTTACATTCCACACCACTTCTACAAGAACATCGTAGGGAGTCGTGATGTCGGACAGGTTATAGTTTTTGCGAATGGGAACACTTGCTGCATGCTCCTTACAATCAATAAACCATAAGACTTCTTTGGGAGGAGCCAAAAGTTCCACCGTATGTCCTCCTGTTGTTAAAGCACGGGATAATGCAATCGCTACTTGCGTGATTGCCCCGCTAAAGTAACTATTTTCAAACCGTCCTGTGATGGCGATCCGCATGTTTCTTAGGAAAGGGGTTCTGTTCTGTTTAGACAAACGTAGACCTGAATAGAAAGATGCTCGGCTGGTTGTATCCCGTAGGTGGATTACTGGCACTCTTCGGACTTGCAACTGCTGGAACCGGTCCGAGTGCCTTATACAATGCATTAAACGGACAAACCTTCAATCCTCCCGGTTATACCATTGTGATGTACCAATCCTGTATGCAAAATCAAAATGCAGGAAATCCTTGCGGATCCTTTACCACCTTTGAATCTTCTAACGGAGTCTATACCCGTCAAGTCTATGGACCTGCTGCATGTTCTGGTTCCTGTTGTCGTACCTTTCATCTTTCCTTTGCTTGTGGGGACACTGTTAGCATGAGTGGTGTGAGTGAAAATACGATTTGTACCTATTCTGCCACCATGACCCATCCAAATATTTGTGGATTGGATATGACGGTGGGAAATGAAGCTGCTTCCATGAGCCCCTCTGCCCTACCTCCTACACTGACATCGACCATGACCGGTACCCAAACGGCTACAGCCACACAAACGGCAAGTGGATCTTCTACCCAAACATCCACAGAAACGAACACGGCAACCTTGACCATGACTGCTACCCCTACCATTACCAGTTCCACCAGTGTCACCAGCACTCCTTTATTTGTAATCACTGCCTTTCCCACAAGTACAGCAACCATGACCTTGACTGCTACGGAAACTCCTTTATTTATGATCACTGCTTGGCCAACTCCCAGTCCTATCAATGTCTCTGCAACCTCCAGTCCGTTGTATTATATGACTGCCTACCCTTCCTACAATCCAAATAATAACTCTGGATTGGATATGTTAGCAGGACTCATTGGACAAGCTCCTAGTTCTGTTGCTACCATTCTAGGCGGTGTAGCCGTCGGCATTGCTGGATTAGGTGCCCTTGGGTTTGCTATCAACTATTTACGAAAGGGAGGAACTATAAAAGGATTATTCGATATTGCAAAATCCAATGCAGGAGCTGCCAAAAACTTTTTAGACAAAGCCCCTCTTCCAGACTCCCTGCGAGAAAAAGTAAAGCAAGCTGAAGCGGCAGCAGCAGATCCACGTGCACAAGCTGCTTTACAAGCAGCCCAGGATCCACATGCTGCCGTTCAACAAGCAATTAGTAGTGCCGGTCTGCCTCCCAGCCTCACGACGACTCTAACGCAAGTTTTGCCTCCCAGTTTGACACAGGCTCTTCCCCCTAGTATTGCAACACTTATAGCACCTGTTGCAGCACCCGTTGCAGCCCCTCTTACACTCCCAACATCTGAAGTGAGTATCCCTGTACTAGAACAAGTTGTAAATACAGTCCGAACCTCTCAGGAACCCCAATCTATAGCTCCTCTTGCTCCCCAAACAGCAACCGTGGAAATGAGTGCAGAACAATTAGCTGCTTTTAAACAATTTTTAACTAGTAAATAGATATGTTAAATCTTCGAACCTTGTTATTTGGATTAATGTTTGGAATATTGGATGCAATCAGCTTACCCGTGATTAAAGGTGTTAATACAGGACTTTTTTCCTATAAATGGATGTTTATTCCGTTTGTGTTATATGCAGCAAGTCCCTTTCTCTTTTTACAAGGACTAAAAGGAGAAAGTTTGACAATTTTAAATTTAGTCTGGGATCTTACCAGTGATGTGATTGTGACAATTATTGGATTATACTTTTTTTCAGAATCTATCTCTTCCACGAAAATGCTAGGAGTTTGTTTTAGTTTTATTGCCTTGTTTTTGATGTCCTATGAAGGAGGTGTTCTATCTGAAGCGATTGATAGTAATGTGGCAAAATTGAAACAAGTCTTTTCATCCTGAGTGTGCTTCTGGTCCTTTCGGTAAACTTTCCATCGGTGTTGCATTCGCCGGTTTTCCATCTCGTATATCTTGAATATCTTTACTAATCTTTTTCAAGATATTGGCATTATTCTTCTCATATGCATTTAATAACGACGCAAAAATATTTAATCCTACTCCTACCCAAATCAAATACGTATAATTATATCCCGTTGCCACCGTGGTAGTTAGGATTCCTCCCGATTGCACCAAATGAAATGCATAAATTAAAAACAAATTACACCGATTCAAGTATTTTCGTCGGGCTAATAAGGTTTCTGTTTCATCCAAATCATATTTATCAAAGAGAGATTTGATTTGCACATTTAAAAGAGGAGCTTTAGTTTCATTCATCTTATTTTATGGATATAAATTGATATTTAATGCTTTCTTGATTTTCTGGTTTTCTTACGTTTGCGAATATTTCTAGTACGTCGACCTCCACTCTTTAATCTTGGTAATTCAACAAGAGGTGAATCACCAAATACATCATTCTGATCCAATATTACAGTTTTTCCAGTTCTTTCATCTTTAAATTGTAATTGAGTTTTTAAAAATGTATATTCAAGATCTTTACCTGTGCTAATATTTTTCATATTATATGTTTCAAATTTATGTAATTTATCAGACATATCTACTAGTCTTCAACAAAATTTTTATATAGATTCATCTTCTTCACTTTCTTCTTCTAAATCATTCTCCATCGGGATCTTCGATTTAACCGCAGGATGCTTTTTATTCCATTCTCTTGTAATCGCACTTTTGGTTTTGGTATCCAATTTGACAAGTGCTTCATCTCCTTCAAAGACCGTTTCGGTTAAGACATCAAACATATCATCGCGGGTCATCTTCAGATCATGAAGCGTGGTCAGAATCTCTTTTGCTGGTTTCGCTTGGAACAATTTACGGCGAAGCAAGTCTTTCGCATCTAATGCATCGGTTCCAATGCGTCTTGATAAATCACTATGCCAACGCTCATGCTTTCCACGTTTGGATTGCTTTCCCAACCAGGTTGGAAACAAGTTCCATGGCGCCGGTCCACCTGCTAATGTTGCGGTTGCAGCAACAGCCGCAACGGCATGCGGCATTAACTCCCAATGTTGTTCGCGATAAATCTTTCGATCAAGAAGATCATACAGTGTATACGCATCGGCAGCAGCACTGCAAGCATTGATATTTGACTTGGATGCCGCAATATAGGCTTCTCCCACCATCAAAGGAACCATGCCATAATCGACAAAGACTAATTCCGATCGATCCGTAAGACTTGCCGATGAGTTGAAGAGCTTGCCGGAAGCAGAGAACGCATCTAATCGTAATATATCATCCTTTTCAGATTTGGTAGAACTATAAAACTGCAAGGTATTAATCACACTTCGTATATCATTTCCAGATTGTTCAACTAAGGCTTCCAATGCTGAAAGTTTAATGGGGAGTTTGCGTGGTTCCACAAATTTGGTGAAAAGAGCTTTGGCAATGGTTGATTTCACCGGTCGTGCCATCTTCATCACCAAACACACAGAGGTGAGCGGTCGTAGTTTGGTCGGATTTCCTTTCTCATTTGCAATGCAAATCATAGGAAGGGTGGTCACGGCAATCCCTTTGGCAATTTCTGTAATGCCGCCGCGATCCCCTGTACTCATGCCATCCACTTCATCAAAAATCATTAATCGTTTTGTACTTATACTAGCAGAACTAATTCCTTGAAAGAGTTTTTTAATGGCAGACGCTGATCGTTCTTCACTTGCATTTATTTCAATCACATCGTATTTGCAGCGTTTTGCAATCAAATGGGCAATGGTTGTTTTTCCAATGCCTGGAGGACCCGTCAATAGGATGGCTCTCTCTTTCATTGCAGTTGTCCAGGTTGATAACCAGGTAAAGACAGCTTCAATTGTTTCACGATGTCCAATCACTTCCGACAACTTGGTCGGCTTTTCATCGACCCATAATGACATCTTAATTCTTTCCTATAGTTTTAAACTTTAGAGAAGAATCAATTTTACTAACATTTATACACTACTAACAACGTATTATCATGTGTATTTACTTTAGAAGGAATAACAATTAATTTAAATAAACAATCCGTATAGCGAGCCGCCCATTCCTTTACCTTTGTATCAAACAATGGTAAGTCATCCTTTGAAATATCTTCAATAATATAATATCCATTTGCGTTTAGTTTATGAATACTATTTTCAAAGAAACAGACATTGGCAGCATAGGTATGTAACCCATCTTCAATTATAATATCAAAGTTTTCTTTCAGATCTGGTTTATTCCACAGATCTGAAATAATTGCAGAATTGGTCTGATCACAAAAATAGGTCTTAATTCTGGGTGCTGTAAAAAGAACGCGTGAATCAATATCCGCACCAAAGATTGCTGCACTAGGAAAGAACTCCGCCCATCCATATAAGGATGCACCAGGACGTCCACCTGGTCCCATATTACTTGGAACATCTGTGTTATTCGTTCCTAATCCTAGTTCAAATATGCGAAGCGGTTTATCTTTTAATCGGTTGAAAAGACTATAATAAACAGTTGTATAATTATGCCATGAACGATTAATTAGACTATGTCCCTTATCACTTTGATTTCGCCCCATAATCTCACACAAAGGGGTAGGCACTGTTTCATCAAACAACACCTGAAGAATGCTCATTTCTATAAATATCATTTAGAGTGTTCTTTTTAAATCCAAACTCACTTTAATATGTTGAATTTATATTAAATCCGAATGTAAACTAAGATATAATCTAGTATAGGTTCTACTGAGGTGTTGCAATTAGATTTGATGATTTTGAGCCTAACATGGTATCCCATGCTTTCTGGTTTTCAGGATTATGAATCGAAAATCTCCATGTAAGCTGTTTCACATGCGATGCATAGGCGTATTTATTGGCATCGTGATCCTTAATCACTGTTGCTACACGATCGGCTCCTTGATCAAAGTTGGCTCCTTCATAATAGTACCCATACTGTTGAAACCGTTTTACATTATGTATCACCGGGTATCCCATGTGCATAAACTCTAAGAAAGAATAATTATACTCATTATTCCATTGATGCTGAACAATGATCGCATGGGGAACAGCTTTCATCAGATTTACCACATTGGCTCGTGGAACCAACTTGAGTTTCCCTGCCTTTACCACCTCCAAATAGGGTAGCACATTCTCCTTAAAATAAGTATTTTCTAAGAGTTTGGCTCCATTGATCACAATGATTTCTCCCACTAAGGTGGGACTACGTCGTTGAAAGGCTTCTACAATCATAATGGGTATTAATGAACATTTCTGAAAGGATATATTCGGTTCCATAATAATAAAGGGTCGTTGCGTTGGCATCCCTTCGGAACTATATTTGCTTCCACTTTCCTCAATAAACATGGGATCCCATACATAAGGAGCAATTCGTGTTTTTCCTAAGATATTATTCACGGAAGAAGCATAATCGGTATGAAAATCATAATGCGGACTGACCCAGATCTCATCCAGTTCTCCAGCAATATGGTGACTAAAGTTCATACCACGATAAAAGGTAATTGTCTCAATATCAATGTTTAAGATATTGCCGAGATATACCTTGACAGTTTTAGCACCAATCGAACGAAAAAACTTGCGAATACTAGGATCACAAGACATTGCCATTTCAATATAGGCAACAATGGCAAACGGTTTTGCCACATATTCAGGAAAATCTAACATACGAAACTTCTTATGCACCTTGGCATCCACATGATTCTTGTTGTTCTCCACCAACATGTAGGGTTCATATCCCATTGCCTCCAACATACAGTACACAATATATACATTTTGGAACAAACCATTTGCAAAAATGTGTTCATCCGGTATTTTAACCGAAGTAATCATCACCTTCGGGCGGGTTGCCGATCCAATTAACTTGGAAGGGGTGGGAACCGCTAATGGTTGATAGATCATCCCGCTCAGATCTCCTAACCGTGGAAAGCTTGCCATGTTATTTTGCTGTATGATTTAATCCTTGTAGTTTTACCTTATATCCCCTTAATAGAAGATGTATGAATGGGCTGTGTTTGCAAGTGAAGCAATTTTATCTGCCTATCCCATTTTAATCAAGCAAACGGATGCATCCATTTTTACACAAGTGGGATTTCGGACGGGAATCTTTGCACTGGCTGCAATCGGCTGCGCCATTTTTATGGGACAATCGTTAACAAATCTATCTCCATTAATTCTATTGGCAGGAGGCTTGTTAAACTTGACACATGTAGGTGCCAGTTATAAAGCATTTACAGATCTTAGTGCTGGAAATGCCATGGCATTGTTCTATACATATCCTATTATGAACTTAGTGGCAGCCTCCCTTACCTTGGGGGAACGAATTGAGCCTCTTACATGGATGTGGATGGGTGTGGCGTTAGTAGGAGCCATCTTGATTGCCCAACCCTCTGGAACTGGATGGAATCTGCTAGGGGTTGGTGCTGCGTTACTGGCAGCTGCAACCGAAACCGGTATTTATCTCTTATTTCGTGATCTTCCCAAACAAACACTTCCTTGGAAACGCATGTTAGAACTGTATGGCGGATCCTTCTTATTGTGGGGTGGACTGGCGTTGAGTGGACTCTGGAAGGGAGGGGCTGGTTCCTTGAAAATAACATCTGTGGCTGCCATGGTCTTGTTCAATTTATTGATTGGGTTTGTAGGGTATGGATTGCGATTCTTTACCATTCCCAAGATATCTACCGTTGCCTTTTCAGCACTCAGCTTCTTTGGTATTATTTCTGCCTACATCTTTGGTTGGCTGTTTCAATCCGAAGTTCCCTCTTGGAGTGCCTTTGCAGGAGCTGTGGCGATCATATTAGCCAATTCTCAATTGCTAGGAAAGGCTGAAAGTGTTTGAATCAATCTTTTCTATATATAAAATAGGATACTTATGAATAAATATACACCTTCTTCCGATCTTTCCCTTCATAACAAACCCATTACTCCATGTAAGAAATGTATATATTTTATCGCAGGAATGGGATGTGATGAAGAATCTACAACAAATTTACAACATTATTTTGAAAATTATATAAAATCCAGATTATCGACATATAACAATATATGTGTTCGAACAATTTTTTGTAATTCTCTTAAATCTACTCTTTATGGTATTGCAAAACAAGTATGCTATGGTCCTCTTAATGAAAATGATGATTTTATAGAAAATGTGTATAATGAAATATATAATAGCCTTAACTCAAAAACATGTGATGAGATTTTATTAGTAGGGCATTCTTATGGAGGTATGGTAGCATCTGTAATTGCAAAAAAAGCAAATAAGGATTCAACGCTTAATAAAGATAAATTAAAAATTGTAACATTGGGTTCCATTTATATACCGTTAGTTCGTGAAGTGGATAAAATAAATATTTTTCATATAATAAACAAATGTGATGTTGCATATAAATGTAATGGTATAAGCACACCAACAAATGATGATGAAGAATTTTACGATAAAGACCATAATATTTATTGGATTCAAAGTAAAGTTTGTGAGCTTCCAAAGAGTAAAAGTTGGGGAATAGGATCAAGAAATGAATGGAACATTCATAATGATTATATAGGTGTGTATAAAATAGATAAAGACACAACAGGTGCATATATTAAACATTTTATTATAGATTACTTTGCAATGGATCTGGCGCTAAATACAGATCTAATTCCTATAAAGAATGATGAAAAAAATACACCACCTCTTCCTTCGACTAAAGTAACTACACCACCTCTTCCTTCAACTAAAGTAACTACACCACCTCTTCCTTCAACTAAAGTAACTACACCACCTCTTCCTTCGACTAAAGTAACTACACCAACTCTTCCTTCAACTGAAGTAACTACACCACCTCTTCCTTCGACTAAAGTAACTACACCACCTCTTCCTTCAAATAAAGTAAATAAACCGACTCCCTCTCCCACAATATCATTTGATCAAATAAAGACATTTACGGGACATACTAATACGGTAACAGGTGTTACCTCTATTGATGATGATAAAATTGCATCTACCTCGTCTGACAATACGATTCGTATATGGGATGTAAACACAGGAGAATGTTTACGCACATTAACGGGGCATACTGGTTTTGTAACAAGTATCACCTCTGATAATGAGAGTATAATTGCATCTGCTTCATATGATACTACTGTCCGTATATGGGATGCCGAATCAGGAAAACCTCCTCGCATACATATATTAAAATTAAAAATATTTGATGGTCTTATGATGAGTGTCATTTTTGTTGATAGCAGTCGTATCGCATCTGGTTCATCTAAGGGTACAATCCATATATGGAATGTGATTACGGGAGAATATTTACAAACATTGAAAGGACATACTGCTCCTGTGAATAGTGTTACATCCCTTCATAATAATAAGAGTATTGCATCTGGTTCAAGTGATAAGACTATCCGTATATGGAATGCAACAACAGGAGAATGTCTATACACATTGACGGGGCATACAAATGATGTAACAAGTGTTATCTTCATTGGTAATAGTCTTAGTGGTGATAATCGTATTGCATCTGGTTCATATGATGGTACAATCCGTATATGGGATGCAACTACAGGAAACTCTCTTAGTATATTAACAGGTATTTCTCCTATATACCATATAATCCGCCTTAATGATGATGATGATTGCATTGCAGCGAACACTCATGGAACAATCACTATATGGGATTACAAGATAGCAAAGGAATTAACCAAGTTGCTCATTTCTACAGAATTTATCGCGAATATTGGACATAATCTTGCCATATCAAATAAGAATGATATCATTATAGGAAAGATAAATGGAATTGAAGAGTTTCGTTCTCATTTGAATGTAACTCCCTCTATACGTCGCAGACGGTCTACCCGTCGTAGACGGTCTACTCGTCGTAGACGGTCTAGTCGTCGACGATCGTTCTAACTGCAAAAAATATATAAAAATTGATATATATATGATCCTTTGAATGATTAAATAAATCATGTCACTCTCAGACGATCATATTCCGTGTCCTGAGCAGCAAACAATTGCGATCAACAAATTTCGATATCTAATTGCACAATCAGATGGAATTTGTCCGATTACACATGATACAATTATAAGACCTGTCTACACCTTGTGTGGTCACGTCTTTGAATTTCATGCGCTTGTTGAATGGCATGCATTGAAGCATCTACGCTGCCCATTCTGCAACTATATGAACCCCTATGCCTTGATGCATCCTACCCAAGCATCTGCAGAATACTTTATTAAACGATTAGTTCGTGAATATGCTTGCACTTCTTCTTGGAATCTTCCTTATATGAAAGCAACTGGGTAAGATTCTTTGCAAATTCTCCATGCTATATCTAGGATGAGTACGACCCGAAATGCAGGATTATTAGAATTAGTCTCACGAGGGAAGAAAGATACTTACTTTACTCATGATGCCACGGCTAGCTCCTCCCGTGAAGCGGGAGGAGCTAGCAAGATTCGTAGTAATCGGTCTTTTTTTCATGGTGTATATCCCAAATGTGCTGCCTTTACGGAAGAAGTCTATGTGACACAGGCACGGAATGCGGGTGCTTTTGGGAACTGGGTCGAATTTCCTATTGAACACCGTGGAGACTTGGTACGAGATTTCAAGCTTCGATTAACACTTCCAACATGGCTTCCGACTGGTGCTGCATCTGTAAATGGAACTGGATTGGTAACCTTATTAGATGGATCTACACTTGGCTATGTAAATGGAGTGGGACATTATGCACTGGAACGTATTCAGTTATACAATGATCAAATCCTCTTACAAGAGTTTTGGGGGGAACAATTAGCATGGAGAAATGCTCAGATTCGTTCCGATGTACAAACCATTGCCCTTGGAACTACTCTTGGATATCGGCATGAAAGTGTTTTAGCAGTTGGACGATCTGCCACTCCCCCCACCTATTATGTTCCCATTCCCTTGATGGAATTACCCTTAGTTGCCTTATCAGGAACAAGATTACGACTGCGTGTGTTGTTAAAACCATTAGAACAGTTAATTGTATCCAGTGCAGGAACTGCGTATGTTGCTCCTTGGGGACAAAGACTTTCCGTGCAAGCGACGCAGAATGGATCGGTGGATACTTCGCAAGTCATTTTAGCGCGCGATCAAATTGCTGCTCCTGGACTTAGTTTGGAAGCCGTGCACGTCTATGTTCCCAAAGATATTCGCGGATGGCTGAAATCACGCTCCTGGCAAATTCCGATTGTCCAGATGCAACAACAATTGTTTACCTTGGAAGACAATCAATACAATCTAGCATCAACGACCGCAGTACCAGTCACACTTCCTT